ATAAAGAAACAGGTTGTCCTATGTTATTAAATACTAGTTTAAATATTAAAGGTGAACCTTTAGTTAACACACGTGAAGACGCACAGCGTTGGACAGAACAATATGGAGTAAATGTATGCTTACCCGATTAAGAGATTTTTTCATGTATCCATGGGATCGCTATCAAGAACGTAAACGTATGAAAAAACGTTTAGAAGAATTACGTAAAAAAGATCCGTTCATATACGAGTAATAGAATGTTAGATGTAATACAAATTAGTTATCATGAAGAGTTTGCTGACGAAAACTTTGAACTTTTGCAAATGTTTGCTCCTCACGCCAAACGAGTGCAAGGAGTTAAAGGTATATTCGAAGCACACAAAGCAGCAGCTAAACTATCGGAAACAAGTCATTTTTATGTCATTGATGCCGATGCTGTAATAGAAGAAGAATTTAGTTTTAAATTTAGACCGAGTGCAAATCGTTTTGAATATGGGAGTGTTCCGGAAACTGATTGTGTTTATGTATGGCGTAGTAGAAATCCTGTAAATGATTTATTGTATGGCTATGGCGGCGCAAAACTATTTCCTAAACAAGCATTATTAAACGCAAAACATTGGAATGTAGATATGACTACAACAATCGGATGTACTTTTGTTCCTAAGTTTCAAATTAGTAATGTTACAGCGTTTAATACAACACCGTTTGATGCATGGAAGAGTGCATTTCGTGAATGTACTAAGTTAGCTAGTGCAATTATTCCAAATGGTGACAATCGAGACAACGAATATCGATTAGATGTGTGGTGTAACAAAGGCGAAAAAAGAGAAAACGGAAAGTACGCTATTATGGGTGCAAAACAAGGACGTGACTTTGGCACTGTTTACAGAAAAAATACAAAGGTACTTTCTTATATCAATAATTTTGAATGGTTAAAAGAGCAATATGAGCAATCAATCGAAGACTAATCATTACTGGCTTAATGGGTTAGAAATGTATTTTGAGCGTTACAATCCATCAGTGATGGAAATTTTTCACGACATCAAAGAATTGTTAATTAGAGGAGACATTTATAAAGTAAGGAATGCAATATTCAGAGAAATACAACGTGGAGAAACTGAAGATTCGGACGAGTTTATAAACACAATACTTCATGCTCAATTGCCGCATAGTGACGGCGTTTCTCTACGGCGGGCAATTAAGTATACTGCACATTCTATCGATGACGAGTATCTAAGAAGAATATCTGTAACTACACTTGCATTTTCTGCAAGGTTAAATCTAAATGATCACTTTAGTCGTGGACAAATGATGAGTAAATTTTGGATGGTCGACGAACTTAAAAAGATATCAGATTCGTTTGAAAATGTAGCACACTACGGCGGTTGGTATGGAACAATATACCAACTGTTAAACAGAGAATTTAATATTACAAAGTATCGTAATTTTGAATTAGATGGTTTAGCAGCAAGTATTGCGGACAGATTTAATTATAAAGAACTTAGCGAAAGTTGGAAATTTAAATCTGTAGTACAGGATGTTAATGAGTTATATTGGCGTCCACATGGCGATGGTATATATTATAAAGTTTTAACTAAAAAGGATAATAAATTTGTTGAAGAAATTATGCAGCCAGATCTTATTATTAATACTAGTTGCGAACACATGGATGAAACGTGGTTCAATAACATACCTGATGGAAAATTAATTTGCTTACAAACAAATGATTACTTTAGTAATGAACAACACATTAACTGTGTTGAAAATGAAGATGTTGCGTTAGAAAAATATCCAATGAAAGAAGTACTGTATAAAGGTACGTTAAATACTCCAGTATATAACAGATTTATGTTAATAGGAAGAAAATGAATTTAGAAGATTTAACTTTACGTGAATTGCAAAAGGAATGTGTACGAGCACTAAGTACTATGCAAGCTACAAATAATAACATTTATCAATTTAACAAGCAAGCATATCACGATAGTCAAAAATGGTATCGTGCTGTTGTTAATTGGTATGTAGAAGAATACGGAGATCTTCCTAGTAAAGTAGGCCCAGGTAAAGACGTAAAATTACTATTGGATAATTAATGTACGATTATAAAGATATAACAACAGTTCATTTAGAAATTACACAACGTTGTCAGGCAGCGTGTCCTATGTGTGATCGTAATGAAAATGGCGGACCCGATAACAAGCATATTGATAATAGTGAACTAAGTTTAGAAGACTGTAAACGTATATTCAAGCCAGAGTTTATTGCACAACTTAAAACAATGTATATGTGCGGCAACTTAGGAGATCCTATTGTTGCTCGTGATACATTAGAAGTGTTTAAATACTTTAGAGAACACAACCCAACTATGTGGTTAAGTATGAACACAAATGCAGGAGCAAAAGATGAAGCATGGTGGCGTGAACTGGCCCAAGTCATTGGCAGAATGGGTGCTGTTATTTTCAGCGTTGACGGCCTTAGTGACACTAATCATTTATACAGGCAGAATGTTGTCTGGAACAATGTAGAACGCAACATGCGAGCGTTCATTGACGCCGGCGGCAGAGCACGTTGGGACTTTATTATATTTGGACACAACGAACATCAAGTTGATGAAGCAGAAGCACTTGCAAACGCCTGGGGTGTGGAAAAGTTTCAACGCAAAAAGTCAGGGCGTTTCTTTACAGCAAGTAACAAAGGAAAAGATCAACATCAAGCACAGAACCGTAAAGGTCAAGAAACACAGTTGATTGAAAAGCCTAAAAAAATAGACAATCAAAACCTTGCACTGCTAAAACAAAAAGAAATTGAAAAAAGCTATGGCAGTATGAAAGAATATTATAATACATGCGGTATTAAATGTAAAGTAGCAGCAGAAAAAAACATTTTTATTACAGCAGAAGGCTTGTTAATGCCATGTTGTTGGACTGCTGGACGTATGTACAAATGGTGGCATAAAGATCCACGTGTAGAACAGATATGGGATTTCATCGATGCTGCAGGCGGCAAGCAAGGTATTAATGTTATAGAACAAGATTTAGAAACAGTAATGAGAGGATCATTACTATCGGATATTAAAGCAAGTTGGAATAAAAAAAGTATAGAAGACGGCAAGCTCGGAGTATGTGCAATGAAATGTGGCGAAGAGTTCGATCCGTTTGCGGAGCAATTTAAATGACAAAAGTAAGCGATACATTTTGCATCTTACCGTGGGTGCATCTAAGTACTAGACCAGATGGATCAATGAGAGTATGTTGTACAGCTAACGCTAGTAGCGTGGGTCCTACAAATGACAAAGAACATGGCGGCATGGTAGGTGTATTAAAAGACGATCACGGAAAACCAAACAATTTGAATGTTACAGATTTTCAGAGTGCATGGAATAGCAAGTATATGAAAAATGTACGTAAACAAATGATGAATGGAGAAGTACCACCGAGTTGTGTTAAATGTTTTAAAGAAGAAGCCGCTGGACATAACAGTAAACGTATGTGGGAAACTGCTTATTGGAGTCAGCGTGTTAATGTAGATGACTTGATTGCTAACACCACAGAAGATGGAGAAGTACCTCCGCAGCTTGCTTATATTGACTTACGTTTTGGTACTAAATGTCAACTTGCTTGTGTAATGTGTAGCCCACACGATAGCAGTGGTTGGGTTAAAGATTGGAAAGCAATGTTTCCGGCTGTTGAAAATTCAAGTTTAAAAGAAACTATGCAATGGCAAGACAAAGGCAGTATTAACGGAAGTAGTTACAATTGGCATAAACAAAACCCAGTGTTTTGGGAACAGTTTTATGAACAAATGCCAAATATGCAGCAAATATACTTTGCAGGCGGCGAAAGTCTTATCATTGAAGAACATTATGAAATCCTTGAGGAAGCAATACGCCAAGGCATTGCACATAAGTTAGAGTTACGTTATAATAGTAATGGTGTAGAATGGCGTGAAGATTTGTTTGACTTGTGGAAAGAATTTAAGCTAGTACGTTTCCATTACAGTGTAGACAGTATACATGCTATGAATGATTACATACGTTATCCAAGTGAATGGAAACGTACTGAAGAAGTATTCCATATACTTGATAAAGAAACAAGTAATAATGTAGAAATAACTGTAGCATGTGCAGTACAAGCACTCAATATATATTACTTGCCAGATTTTATAAAATGGAAGCTAGAACAAAACTTCAATAAAATTAATATGTGGCCATTTGGCGCCGGAGGCATCAATTATCACTTTGTGTATCATCCGCCACACCTAAATGTTAAAGTGTTACCAAAATGGTTTAAAGAAGAATGTCGACGTAAGTATGAAGAATTTTATCCATGGTGGGAAGCTAATTGGGAAAAAGGAATTCCAACTTGGCATAAAGGCAAAGTAGACTACGACACTTGGAG